TGAAGCTTTGGAGAACGAGAATAACGTACTCTTGGAAGCTGTAAGCTCTTTTGAAGATAAGTTTGCTGGCATTGATGAATTAAAAAATGCCATTGAAATGATTCAGAAGCACATTGAATCTATGGAAGTTCCTGTTGAAGAGGAAATCGTAGAAGAGGTGATGGAAGAAAAACAACCCGAAGAAGTTATGGCTGAAGAGCCTAAAGAAGACGAAGAGGTTGTAGTTGAAAAAGTTGAAGAGAAGTATTCCGCTGAGGAAGAAACTAACGAGTTGGAAGTTGAGGAGCAATTTGCTGCTGAACAGAAGGCTGAAGAGGTATCAGAATCGGTAGAAGACAAGACAATTTATTATAGTGGTATCACTCCAGAGAAGGTTGATATGATTAATAAGTTCTTCAACCGCAAGTAATTATTGTAAATTAAGTAAAACAAAACATTTTTAAAATAAAATAAAATGAGTGTAACTATTTCAAACTTACCATACGGAGACAGACGACCAGATTTGTTCATTGACTCTATGGTAAAATCAGCGGCTGTATTAAACCGCTTTCGTTTAGTTGATGGTGTTAAAGCCAAAGTAAACGTACCTATTTTTGATGCCGCATTAACTTTCGGTAGCGACCTTTGTGTGTTTGACCCACAATCTACTGCATCTATTGCTGAAAAAGAAATGACTGTTGCTACATACAAGTGGTCTTTCCTAAACTGTAAGTCTGCTCTTGAAGCTTCTTACCGTGGCTTGTTGCTAAAGAAAGGTCAGAACAATCCAGAGACTATGGATTCTGACTTTAAAGATTGGGTATTTGATTACTTCGCAAAATTGTCTTCTGAAAAAGCTCTTCAATTAGCTGGTACTGAGTTGACTGTTGAGATGGCTGCTGATACTGCTGTATTAGACTTTGATACAAATAGCGTATTGACTTCTGCAAACATCCTTGACAAATTGGAAGGTGCTTACGGAGCAATGAGTGACGTAATGTTGTCTGCTGTTTATGGAGATGCTGACCGTGATTTCAAACCTGTAATTTTCTTGGGAACTGCTGCTATGCAACACTACCAGATTGCTATTGCTGGATTGTACACTACTACTGCACAAGGTGTTGTTGAAGGTTCTATCCCTGCTTACTACGGTATGGAAGTTGCTCATTTTGCATCTATGCCTGCTAACGAATTTATGATTGCTGCTCCACAGAACTTAGTTATGTTGACTGATGAGTACAATGATGTTCGTGCAATTGATATGAAGTATGAAGCTGAACTAAGCTCTGATAAGATTTGGGGACAGTTCAAGTTAGGTTTCTCTTACCTTAAGGGTGAAGAAATTGTCTACGCTAAGAACTTCGCATAATAATAATTAGGGTAAGGGCTTCGGCCCTTCCCTTTCTTTAAAAATATAAATAATGGCTTGTAATGTAACCCTTGCTAATATTACTTACGGATGTGACGATTTAGGCATTGGTGGTATTGTAGAGCTTCACGTATCATCACGTGAAGATGCTCTGGATGCTATCACTACTAAAGACACCGCAACTCGTGTAATATCTGCTGTAACTCCTATCGCAGCTCTTGATATAGCTCAATTTTCTTTCAACTTGAAGGATGGTTTTTCTGTATTCTCTGAAGTTAAAACTTCAAACGCTGATGGAACTTTCTCTACTGTTCCAACTATCTCCGCAGAATTTCCAAAGATGGATGCTGCTCGTATCACTGCTTTAGACCAAATGTCTAATGGCGCACCAGAGATGGTGGCTTTCGTTAAGACAGCTGCTGGAACGCATCACGTATGTGGTTTAGACTTTGGTATCTACACATCTACTGTTGATGGTAACTCTGGAACAGGACGTTCTGAGAAAAACCGTTTCCAAGTAACCTTGACTGGTGAGGAAGCTGGATTGTCTTACAGCATCACTTCTGCTTTGTTTAATACTGTAGTAGGTAACTAATACCTAATATTGTAAATTAACTCAAGGGGGCAAGGCGAAACCTTGCTCCCTTTTTTTAAAAGAAATAAATATGGCATTTGACTGTTCTGTACTACTAAGTGATATAAATATAGATTGCTCAAAGAAAGTTACAGGCGGTATTAAGCGTGTAGTACTTGGGTTAAAAAAAGATTTAATTTTATCTCTAGACAGCACCGAGCAAGATGTTATATTAGACTCAAACCTTAAGGATTATGTTGTTTTTGAACATAACCCAAAAGACGGGACTACTTTTTTTTCTGAAAACAAAACTGTAGAGCAAGCTAATTCAATAGTAAATACTGAGATATTAGTAAGGCTACCCGCCATAGATAGTAAGGTTAACAAAATAGAACAGATGTCCTATAGAGGTGACATTGTTTGCATACTTTATCATAATAACGGTTCAGCAACAATTAGTGGATGGAAGAGGGGATTAGATATAAATTACAATGCATCTAGCGGTACTTCTGTTTCAGATATTTCATTTGTAGATGTAACACTTGTTGGTCAATCTTGGTCAGCATCTTTATCTACTGATGATTTGTCTGTAATTAAACTAGGCAATCTTTGGATTGATGCTTCTGATAATTGGAATACAACTAACCTTAACTGGTAACAATGAATTTAAACAACAAAACAATACAGTCTACTTATGGTAACCTACTAACAGTTGGTTCTACAGCAGGCTCCCCTACCCAAGGTACTCTTCAGAATGGAGCTGGTCAAGATGTGACAAAGCTTGTTGTTAATGAGCTTGAGGTAACAAAGTTAATTCAGCCACAGGCATCTATTGCTGCTAACGGAACATCATTATCTTCAGCTACTTTATTAAACGCTGGGGTAAACCTTGTAACATCTGTTGATTCAAATAACATCGCTGTTAAATTACCTGCTCCTCAACTTGGATTAATAATCAGTGTTGTCAACACATCTTCAAGAGACATTGTAGTGTATCCTAACGCAGCAACAGACAGTGTATTAGGGCTTCCAGCAGGTGAAGGATATAGCGTGTCTGCTGATGGTCAGTTATATCAGTTCGTTTGTATTCAAAACCCAAATGTTGGAGTCTGGAGTGTTTCTAGTCCAACAGTAAATAATACCGTAACAAAAACTGTATCTATAAGTCTTGAAGCAGATGGAACAAATGTAGGCTCAAACGGTGAGGCTTGGTCTTCTGCTGAACTACTACAAGCAAGTACAACAACTTACTACCCTGCCTCTGGTAGCACAACTATTTTAGATGCTCCTTCGGTAAACGCAAACTCTTTTGATGCTCCAGAGTTTTCTAACTATAACAAGGTTAGAATTAAAAATTTAATTGTAAAATCAAATGTACCCGCTGGTAACTTAACTGCAAATTCATCGCAAATTACAAGTACATTGATGGGTATATCATCTACAGAGCTTTACAATATGTTTGGTTACATTAGGATTGCATCATATGTAGGTGGTTCTCAGTTCACAACAAATGAATATAACTCATATCGCTTCTTAAACACTTATTCTGCAAATGTCAATAATGGATTTAGTACTGGGAATGTAGGTCATTATGTCGGTTCTGATGGTAGTTTGTATCAAAAAATAACAGTAGCTTCACCTAATGCTGCTTGGAGGGACACTAAAGACGATAACGGTAACAGGAGTATTTACTATGGGCCATACATTGGGTACGGAAACTCAAGTACTCCATACAGTGGTTACCCCGCAGGATTCTCTTTTGAAGCGGAGCTTATCGTTGAGTTTGAATTTTCACTATAATAAAAAATAAAATGGCTTTTAACTGTTCCATACTTTTAAGTGATATAGATATTAATTGTAGCAAGCGTGTTACAGGTGGTATTGAAAAAGTAATCCTATTATTGCAAAAGGATTTAACCATCACATTTGACCCTACGGATGTAACTCTTGTTACTAATGTAGGCACAGCTAACACTGTATCTTTTGAGCATAATATCAAAGATGGTGTTAGTTCTTTTGACGAGAATAAAAACATATCTAACGGCCTTGGCGTTGTAACAACTAATATAATTGTTCAAGTACCTGCTGTGGATAACAAGATAAATCAGATAGACTATATGAGCCGCAGAGAGGACATTGTAGCTATCATTGTCCATAATAATGATACAGTTAGTATCTCTGGATGGATGGATGGTTTAACGATGAACTATGAGGCTAATAGCGGTACAAGTGTATCTGACAAGTCTTACATAAACATCACACTAAACACCGTAAGCGGAATTGCTTCATTAGTGTTAGATGATAAAACTCCATTTACTGACCAAACAATATTTGATTAATGGCCTACGCATATAGAGGTTCGGGTTATTTAGCAGATGCTGTACAAGGAACAGGTATAGCACCATATCTTTTTATAAGTGGCGGATACTCTGGCTCTACTACAGCAGAAGGTGCTTATGACATAGGAACAAGAATGATAGCCTTGGGAGGCACTATAGAATCTTATCCTTGTGCGCAAGCTATATTAACTTCTTTATCAGTTATACCTAGTTCTAGCCTAATATTTAATTCTTTAATTGGTGATAGAGTAATAGCGGATGGTGGTACTGTAGATGGTAAGACTTGTTTCCTTGCAGAGTACGAAGCACTAAAACTTATACAAATAGCATAATATGAGTAACGCATACGACAAGGCAAGTTTGGTAATGATACCTACTGCTCAGAAAGAAGGTAAGGTGTATTCTGCTAAACCTACTGATGGTAGTGGGGACTTTGCTTTTAGTAGAGGTGCTGATACTGCTACGAGAGTAAACGAGCAAGGATACATTGAGAAGGAGCGAGGTAATGTTTTGTTGCAGAGTAATCAGTTTGACACTACTTGGAGCGTTGAAAACGCAACGACAACAAGTGGGCAAAGTGGATACGATGGTTTAAACAATGCTTGGCTTCTAGAAAATACTACAACCGATTTCCCACGCACACAACAAAATATTTCTTTAAACGAAGTTGTAACAATTAGCCTTTACGCTAAAGCGGGTACAAATAATTTCATTAGGCTTTTGAGGATTGGCGTTAATACCGCTCAAGTATATTTTGATTTAAGTAATGGAGCGATAGCAAATGAAAGCAACATCATTGATTCAAACATAACAAGTGTAGGAAATGGATGGTATCGTTGTTCAGGTACTTTTACTGGCGCAACAACTTCAGTGCGTATTTATTCAGCGGATAGCGTTGGTTCTTTTGCTTTAGGAAACACACTAATCCAAGATGCCCAATTAGAAAAAGGCTTAGTTGCTACAGACTACATTGAAACAACTACTGTTCCTGTGTACAGTGGTATTCTAGACAACACTCCAAG